GATTTTCTCGTAATTCATGATTGCTTGGAGTTGTGCCTCCTCTAAATCTTTTTTAGTAAATATTGGTTCTTTTTTGTTTTCTTTAAGTGGTTCATCACTTACCTCTTCTTTAAGTTTTTGTACTCTTTTTAGTTTTTGTTGTTTCAATAATTCTTTTTCTTGTTTCTCTAATTCTAAATTTTCTTTTCTTTCTTTTGCTTTTGCAATTCTTGACGCCATAGCCTTCTCCCTTGCGACCTTTAATTTCTCTTTATGTTCTTCCGTCATAGGTGGTCTTTGTTTTCTTGGTTTACCTTTCTTTGTAAGTTTAACTTCAACATTATCGGGTAAGTTAAATATTTCATTTACATTCATATCTTCTCTTTTCGATTTGGCTTTTGGTACAACCTTCTCTACAATATCTTCTTTAGCATCTTTCTCTTCATCAAAATCTTCGATATTCTCCTCAACATTCTCCTCAACTTCTTCGTTTGCGTCAATATCACTCTCATTATCGCTGGGTATGAAATCCATTTGAACTTTCGGTAAAAAATCCATCTCTTTTTATTAAAGTTTAGAAAATATTTTTTTATTATTTATTAAAAATTATTATTTTTTTTTATTTTTTGTATTTCTCATTAAACTTCACTATAAAATATATAAAAAATGGTAAATAAACAAAAGTGTCTGAGATAGAGTTGCGAAAAAAAAGTACTTGGAGGGTATGGTTGAGACAAATTTTTTCGCAACTCTACCCCAGACATTTTTGATTTATACTAAATTATCATTGGGGATTAATTGTTCTGCTGGAGGTTCTCCGTCTTGTTGTGGTTTAGATTTAGTAGTTTTCAATACTTTTTTTTCATCTTTTGTTTGTTCTTCATCAGTATCATCATTATTTGTTGTATCGGGTGGTGGTTTCCTTTCACACATGCATAGGGAACAATTATCATTACATCCAACACGAAACTTGCAGTAGCATCTTGATTTAAATATAACAACTAATAAACCACTTACACCTCCAAGAATTAATCCAGTTGCTCCAGCCAATTCATTTATATTAAAAGATTGTAACAACCCAGTATCAGCCATTTATTATATTAATTATTTTTTATTTTGAAATTAAATATTGTTTAAATTATACAAATGGATAATCCCCTTGAAGTGAAACCTATTGAGGATGTGAAGAATACTCAACATTCAATAAATAGAACATTAAACCAAATAAAAACTGACATCATTTGTATCAAAGCCGATATATCAATTATTAAAGATTATATCAACTTACAAAAAAAGAAAGAAGAAGAAATATCTAAAGGTTGGTTTTGGAGTTCATAAATAAAAATAATTATCTAAATAATAATATAAATGAGTGATCTACCAAATATCTCTATATTAATGCCGACTTTTGAAAGACGCAAATTCTTACCATTCATAATAAGAAATCTAAAAGCACAAGATTACCCACATAAAAAATTACAATTAGTAATTCATGATGACGGCACAGAACCATTAATTGAAGATTATGTAACTTTTAAAAATGCAATAAATCCAATTAAATTAAAATATATTCGAAATAAAAATAAATTAAGTATTGGGTGCAAAAGAAATTTATTAGTCAAAAACGCAAACAACAACATTGTAGTGTTTATGGATGATGATGATCTATATGAACCTACATATATATCACACTCATATCATACACTAAAAGAAAATAAAGCGGGTTGCGTTGGTTGTGACAAAATGATAATCTTATATCCCCCGTACACCAAAGATGATTTTTATGCTATTGATTGTGGAAATAATAAAAAATTAATTCATGAAGCAACGATGATGTTTCATAAATCTTGGTACGATAAAACTAAAGGTTTTATAAACTGTAACCGAGCAGAAGGTTTAGGAATCACTCAAAGTTGTAAATCAAAAACAATCGCATTAACAAATCCATATTTAACTATGACAGCAATAGTTCATGGTAATAATACAATAGCAAAAGACAAATTCAAAGGTAATAATAATTTAGCCGATATGTTAATATCTCCATCTACAACTGAATTTATTAGTTCGGTATGTAATACTTAAAGTTTTTTTTACTATAAATATTAGATAGAGAATATGGTATTTGATAAAAAACAATATCAAAGAGAATATTATCAAAAAAATAAAGAATATCGCAAAAGACCACAATTTATAAAAACAAAAAGAATAGGAAATTGGAAAACACAAGGTTTAATAGGTGATTATGAAGCAATATATCAAAGATATCTTAATACTACTAATTGTGATTTATGTAATATACAATTATGTGAAGGCCGTAAAGGTAGTAATAGAAAATGTATGGATCATAACCACCAAAACGGACAATTTAGAAATATAGTTTGTAATACTTGTAATCAAAATAAAAGTGATAATAAAATAAGAACAGATAATAAAAGTGGGTATAAAAATATATCTTTTGATAAACGTGATAAAGTTTGGGTTTATAGAAAACAATTCAAAGGTAAAGATATTTATATAAGTAGCAAAGATAAAATAAAAATATTATGTATTAAGTTTGCTGGAATACTATTATATAAATATTAATTTGGAATATGCTGAATAATTTTGCTGTAATTTCTTACCTCATTAAAATTGTCACTCCATCCGTCTTTTTGTGTTATATGAATTGGTGTTATGCAATACCATCTATCTTTTTGTTGTAATATATCATGATACTCATCTATATTATATTTTCCATTATTTGGATCTTTTAATTTTAATTCAATTCCTTCTCTAAGGTTCTTTAAGTATGTATCATAATAATGAGATTTAACAACATAAGCATGATTACAAGATGCTTTAACTACTCGTGCTAAATCTTTTTCTACTTTAACTGGCGGTACATAATTCCAACAACCTAAATATAAAACATCAAAATCATATTTAATAAATTTGTTAAACTTTTCAATTAGTTTTTGTTTTCCTTCAATCTTAATATCATCTTCAAATATTATAACATAATCCCAATCATTCTCTTTGGCTTTTTCAATACAACCAATATGAGATAAAGCACATCCAACTAATGGAATATTATTCGATATAGCATTAAATCGATTTGGTTTTTTAATTCCTAATTTTTTAAGTTCAACAATAGTTTCTAAATTTCTTTCGGGTCTTTTTTCAAGGTTAATGTAAAAGTGTTTGTTCATTTATATTATTTAAAATATAAAAAAAAAATATATAATATACTTATATAATGGATAAACCTCCACCGAAAGTATTTAAAGTAAAAGACCCCGACCCCGATGACCGATATGCTGATATACATAGCCACCTACCCCAACCTCCATCACTCTTATTGATTGTTGGTAGTGTTAAACAAGGTAAAAGTAATTTATTAGTTAATTTATTATGTAATCCCCAAATGTATAAAGATAAGTTTGATATTGTAAAAATTATTAGTAATACTTTGAATGCTGACCCCAAAGGTAAATTAATGAATAAATATTTTGATTGCGAAGATCATTATACTGATGAGATGATAACGGATTTAATAGAATCTCAAAAAAAATATGAAGATTTTGAAAGACCAACAGTAGCATTAGTTTTAGATGATATTTTAACAAAAGATTTTAAAAAAACAAATGCAGTATCATTTTTAGCAACAAGATTTAGACATTATGGAATTGGATTATTAGCATTCACAACTCAAAGTTTCCGTGCTGTTAGTGGTTTAATTCGCAACAATAGTAGTGATGTAATTATTATGAAACAGCAGAACCAAAAAGAGTTAGAAAAAATAAATGAAGAATATGGAGATATGTTTCCCAATATATTTATGGATTTATATAAGAAAGCAATAGAAGACGCACCATATAGTTTTCTCTACCTTGACCTCCAAACTAACCCCGCCACGGCATATATTAGATTTGAGACAAAGATTGCTGAAGGACAAAATAAATTATTTTAATTTTATAAAAATAAAAAACTATATTATAATATAAAAATGGAACTTTATGGAGGTACTGCTTCAATCGCACAAGCAAATGCTT